CATATCTAATGAGGAATCAATAATACATACACATCAATATAGATGTCCAACAATGCCACATGCAAAGATACCACATTTTATAGATGATATGAATGTAGAAAGATTTTTTATACAAGTATCATTTTATTTTAAAGATTTTAATTGGGAGAGACTCCATGAAGATTTTGCCTTACATTATAGGTGGTAAGAAAAATACAAATCTTAGTTATGATGATATTCTATTGTGTGAAAAGGCTTTACTACTTGCAGAACAATCTGTGGATAGACTTCAAGAAAATTATAAAACAAATAGACTTCATCTTGAAGATATGGTAATGTTTAACTTTGTATTTGAAGGAACAAAACCAATATTAATGTCTGGTTGTCAAATAGTAAATGAGAATACAATAAGAGTTCAGTCAAGATATTTTGCATTTCAAAGAACTGATGGTAAAGATTTGCTTGAAAAAATAGATAACTTCTTAGAACTTGAATATTGTCTTGATAGAATATCTCACTATCCATTAATAATATGGACCAGAGATAAGAGTAAAGGTTTCTTTAATAGATTAAAAAAAGGTAGATCAGATATATTTAATGATTGGCATATTCACCCAGAAAAGATTCCTGTAATATATCCTAATAATGAACAGTATGTTTTTTATAAGGGTGATATTAATTATATGCTAAATTAGATAAAATCTCTTTTACATTATCGTCATTATAAAAAACATTAAGAACTATAAGATAGCAGTCTGACATAGAAAACACACTATGCATTTTATTTGTATTCATAAAATAACTTTTACCGTGTTTAAAATGTAAAGGCTTATCTTCATACATAAAATATGCTTGCTCAGGGTTACAGTTTATTAATGGAACTATTACTCTAAAAGTTTTCTGATCCTCTTCAAAGTGTGATAAGTCTCTGTGTGGTGGGAAGTGACCACCTGGAGGTAGATGTATAATATGACTTCTACCTAAACCTGTATCAACCCAAGGATCCATAATCTTACGAACTTCTGAGCTATTATAATATATATCAGTTAGTTCTGTAAAACTTGTCTCATCTAAATTTACATTATTTACTCTATTATATTCATAGATAGAGTCAAGGTCAATACCATCAATTTCTCCTGTGAGTGATGTTAAGCTGAGACCATATCTTTTTATATCTTTACGTGGATTATATTTTAACCATTTATAGGGTTTAGTCTCATTTAATAATTTATATGGATCACATTGTATATTTAATTCTAGTATATCACCAAAGGATAATAATCTTTCATAATTCAATTTATCACTACCTTATAATTTAATTTGCATTTTTATTAAAAAAACACTTTACATCTGTATTTATATGTGCTATAATAGTTATAGAAACAAACAGTAAGGACTATATTATGGTTATAGTAAAAGATATTCAAGATGCATTAACAATGAAAAATCTTATTGAAGATGTTATTCGTCGTGCTGATAACTGCTCTAAAGAGCATGTATTAATTGAACTTGATATGATTTGTGCTACTCTTCAAAAAAATGTAAATCTCACAGAAAGCGAAATGGAAATTGAAGCTCAATGTGAGGTGTAACATAATTGTAACACTTTTGCTGTATTTACAATTAATTTAAAAAAAAGTAAATTAGTTGTTTACATTAGTTATTGGATGTGTTATAAGAGTTATAGAAACAATAAATAAGGAACTATATTATGTCAAACATTATTACAGAATTAACTAACTCAATCCGTAACGCAATGGTTAACCCAGAAAATTTAGATATTAATAGTAAAATCATCTGGAATTTTGTAGATGCTGATGCTTACCACGAGTGCTTTAAGTTTTATGCAAGCGAAGAAGGTTTCTATAAAGACTTCGATAAAATCGTAACTGAAATCCGTTCAGAGAAAGGTGTGTAATATGTACTACGAAATAGATTTTAAAATCACTACCGCTTCTGTAGAAGAAATTAAACAATTTGCTACAGACCACGGCTGTACAGTAGAAGCAGATCCTTCTAAAGTAGATAACTTTATCTTTAAGTCAGATAACTTTCACTATCTACACGAATTGGCATCAGGGTTTTTAGATCAAGATGCTACAGACTTTATTAGTCAAATAAATTAAAAAAAAGTAAATTAGGGGTTTACAAGACCCCTAAAATATGCTATACTAATTATAGAAACAAAAAAGAAAGATTATATTATGACTATGACATCAACTCAAAAAGCAGACCGTTTAGCTCTTATCAAAAAGATTGGCGACCGTCGCAATAAAATGGCTAAACTTAAAAAAGCATCTGCTAAACAGGTTAGAACTGTTAATGCTAGACCTGTTGTTCGTAAGACTAATGTAATGCAAGAGCCTGCATATCGTGAGAATATCTACCAATGGACTGATGCATCTAAGTATGCTGATCAGTATTATGGTGATACAATGCGGGAGACTACAAAATTCGATAACGATTGGGACTAGTCTCATTTATTATCGAAAAACCTAACTGCCAATGTACAAGGTTTTGTTAGGTGGGTATAGACAGCCGGTACCGAATAGAAACCCGGACGTTAGCTGCTAACGATAATGCAGATAAGGGGAGAGGCGCTGCAGGAAAGTCTCTCCCACGAAAACTATTTTAACTAGCGTCTCGTACGGAGGGCATAGCCTAAAAGTACACTTCCTTTTTGTTGTTTCTGAGGCGCTACTTTAAATAGTTTGGAGATTTATATGAGTATGCACATGATACAGGGCGTTCAAGTCCATGGTAAATCTAAAAGAAAGAAAGCCCCAGGCTGGAAGAAAGCTCAAGAGAAACACGAAGCCTTCTTAAAGTCAATGGGTATCAAAGATAAACCTAAGACGGAGTATCGTACTGAGATACCTGATTATAATACCGGTCCTAGAATGACTTCTGATAAAGTTGCTGGTAATGGCGCTAAGATAGAAGGTAAAAAATATACCGGTACTCTTATTAAAGGTATTGCTACTATGCACAAATCTAATGCTGTTCCTATTCTTAATAAGGATCAAGCAATAGAAGTATCAAAGATGGGAAGCTAATGTTTACAATTGAACATGATCACCAGTATAACGAAACTGTTGTAACAATTCTTGATAATACTGAAGAGTTTGAGGATGTTACTGTACACTTTACTGAGAATGGTGATGCTTTTATTAGACAATGGGAGGAAGATAAAAACAACTTTAATGTAATTGGAATGACTGCGGAGATGTACCGCAAACTTATGAAAGCTTGGGAACTACCTCAAGGAACATACCACTTAAAATAAGGAATATTATATGATAACTAGAAGTGAAATGATTGAACAACTTGAGACTAACACGTGTCGTGTTATTTTTAAGAAAGTGAATGGTGATGAACGTGATATGATGTGTACTCTACGTTCTGATATTATTCCCGCTGCTACTAAAAGTGATAGTATCACACAAAAGAAAGTTCGTAATATTAACGAAGAAGTTCTTCCTGTGTATGATGTTAAGGCTGAAGGCTGGAGGTCTTTCAGATTAGATAAGGTTGTATCCTTTTCTTGTAGCTAAATAATAATTTAAATGGAGGTACTTACATTGTATATTGATGAGAATATTTTGACACTACTATACGGCATTGGTTGTGCTGCATGTGGATTTTATATTCATAAGAATTACTTTTCAAAATCACGTGACGAAATTGTTAGTGATACAATTGAGTACCTCTGTGAACAAGGCTTTGTTAAACATAACTGGGACGAAAATGGCGAAATAGTTTTACACCCATATAAAAAATAAATTAAAAAAAGTAAAGAAAACACTTTACATTTGTTTTTATATGTGTTATAATAGTTATATAATCAAACGGAGATATATTATGGCTGTTAAGAAAAAGACTAAGGCGCTACCAAGAGCACGTAAGAAAACTGGTTTTGGTGCTGCACCTGAAAATAACTTTCGTAACTTTAATGAATACATTCGAATGGAAGTAGATAAGAAAGATATTGCATCTCTTATCAAAACTTATATTCGTGCTACGTTTGATAAGCCTACCCAGCGGGTCTATCTTGCTGCACCAGAATATGCTTTTACACCCAAGCACTTTATTGCTTCTACTATTTTGTGGGAGCAAAAAGGGCATGATTTCCCTCCCAATTGGAATGCAAAAGCAGCACTGGAAACATTCTTTGAATATATTACTGTATTAGGTAATAAAGCCTTAAAGGCTAAGGAAGAGAATGTTGATGTAGCAATTAAACCTCGCAAAACACCAGCTGAGATCATAAAAGAAAAAACATCTGAGTTTATTGGCGGCATTGAGAATATTCTTGATGCATACTTTGACGATAAACATGAAGTTCAGATGAAGTATTCTGTATATGACGAACTGACTAAAGATGCCTATCCGCAGTCGACAGCTAGTGCAGTTGTTTCTTACTACACACCATTGCGTGATGAACTCAATGAGTTGGTTACAAAAAAGACCCCTGATCTGATTGAGGGTTATGAAAATGTACCAGCACGTGCTAGAAAGAAATATCTGGAATTCGTTCAGCATATTATAGATGATGCGCAAAAGTACATCATGAGCAAAAAAGCTACACGTGCACCTCGCAAACCTAGAGTTAAGAGTGCAGATAAACAAGTAGCTAAGATGCAGTTCTTGTTGGAGTCTAAAGAATATAAGATCAAGTCAATACACCCAATGATGGTTGTTGGTGCTATGAGATTGTATACCTTTAACACTAAATATAAACAGCTGACCGAATATGTAAGCCGTAAAGCAACTGGGTTTGAAGTCAAGGGAACTACCTTAAAAGGTTTTGATCTTGATGAATCAAGGATGACGAAGATCAGAAAACCTTCTGAAGTCCTCCCAGTTGCTTTAGGTAAAACACCTAATCAGATTAATAAGATGTGGGGAACTCTGACTACTAAAACAGAGGTGCCTAATGGAAGACTAAATAAAGAAACAATTATATTAAGGGCTATGGATAAATGAGTGAAGCAGTTTTCTTGAATAAAAGTAAATTCTCTCGTATGGTAGAAACTACCGTATTTGGCAAAAAGCTATCCTACATGGATGCAGTGATAGATGTCTGTGAAGAAACAAACATTGAGCCCGAAGATGTAAAGAAATTTCTCAACGGTGTTATCGTTGAGAAACTAGAGGGAGAAGCTATGAATTTGAACTATCTCCCTAGGCAAAATAGTTTACCTTTTGAAGAATAAAGGGTTTACATTGAGCCGAAAATATAGTATGATATTACAGTAATACTTCAGCAATATAAAAACATAAGGAAAAATATAAATGTCTTTTGCAAACCTAAAACGTAATCGTGATCAAATCTCAAAACTTATCTCAGCCGCAGATGCCGCTGGCGCCGGTGGCGGTGGTAAGAAAAATTATGGTGATGATCGTGTTTGGAAACCAACGGTGGATAAAGCAGGTAATGGCTATGCTGTACTTCGCTTTCTTCCAGCAACCGAAGGTTCTGAATTACCATGGGTCCGTTATTGGGATCATGGATTCAAAGGACCAACAGGTCAGTGGTACATAGAAAAATCATTGACTTCAATTGGTCAGCAAGACCCAGTGTCTGAGCATAACTCAGAACTCTGGAACTCGGGTATTGACTCGAATAAAGAAATAGTTCGTAAACAAAAGCGGCGACTACACTATGTAGTTAATGCAATGGTTGTTTCTGATCCAGCTAATCCTGCTAATGAAGGTAAGATTGTGTTATATCAGTTCGGTAAGAAAATCTTTGATAAAATCATGGATGTTATGCAGCCACAGTTTGCAGATGAATCACCTATCAACCCATTTGATTTTTGGGAAGGTGCACACTTTAAACTAAAGATACGTCAAGTAGAAGGTTACCGAAACTATGACAAGTCTGAGTTTGCATCAGCAAGTGCTTTGTCTTCAGATGAAAGTGAATTGGAAGAGATTTATGGCAAGTTACATGATCTAACAGAATTCTCTGATCCTAAGAACTATAAATCATATGATGAGTTAAAAGCTAAGTTGAATAAAGTGTTAGGTACTAGCACTATGACAACTCAAGCTCGTGAAGAGTTAGAAACAATTTCTGCAGCACCTTCTCCGGTTGCTTCTGAAGCACCTGCCTTTGCGGCAGCTGTGGAGCCAGTAACGGCAGAGGCTATGGAGAGTACAGGTACTGATGACACTATGTCATACTTTGCCCGTCTTGCAGCCGAAGATTAATATTAATTAAATATCTTAAAGGGGCGGGGTTTATTCTCCGCCCTTTTTTTTAGTAACCTGAAGGTCCTGTT